ATAGTAGACCATGTGGTATCGTTCTTACGTTCTTCATTCTCTTGAGCTTTCATGCGGTTATTGCCATGACCTTGAGATACAGCATACGCAAAGGTAGAGAACTCATCCCCTGACATTTTAGTAACCTCGTCGCAAGTGAACGCAAAGTTGTTAAGGATGCCCAGTCGGAACATCTTGTGGTTGTGTGTATCTTTCCACTGCGACATCAGTTCATCAGGATGCCCGATAACGCTATTGCACATTTTAAGCACAGTAGATTTACCCGTGCCTGACTCGTTGTTAATTAAGTTAATGATGGCACCACGTAGATTGATGTGCTTCATAAATAGCGCACCAAATGCGGCGAATAAGCCGAAAGCTTGTGGTTCAAACCCCGGCATGTTGTATACGTTAGCACACTTCTTCCATTCCTCTAGTGTACCCTTCGGCTCCATCCATTTCGCTAGCTTTTCAGTAGCACCTGATGGTGGACTATACCGAATAGAGTCGGCGCTAATTTCCTTTGTACCTAAGATGATTTTACTGTTGTCATCTACCCAACCAAATTGATTTCTCATGATTTCTGCCTCGTTTTTAAGTTGTAAATCTTTTGCACATTGGACTATGTATGCCATTATGTTATCCATAGCTTTCGGCATAGAGATAACCCCAAAGTGCGCTAGTTTAGTTCTAAGTTCTTCTTTGGAACCTATTGATGATGCTGGCATAGTAAATTCCCTAACACCGTCTTTTGGTAGATGTAGCCTAATAAGGATACATTCACCCGCCTTGAACTCGTCGTTCAGACGTTTTACTACAAACAAATCGTGCTCATAAATCAGTAGGTGTTCATCTTCGGGGTCGAAGGGTGCTCTGTATATGCCACCTACCTTGCCCCTAAAATAAGGTGCGGGGATTTCGGGGATGTCATAGACTGTTACTGCTCCGGACTTATCTGATGCGACTACGTGTGTATCGTCTGAGGCAACTATCTCGTTACCTAGAACAATTGGGGATTTAATCTTACCGTTGTATTTGCAGGTACTACATATATTCGGACTTAGTGCATCGAACTTATCGCACTTGTAAGGCCCTTGTATAACTGATGCTTTTGCTTCTGTTGTGGCTGGTGAATAGTCAGGGTGCCTCTCTGAAATAATATGTATTGCTTGGGCACTATCACTACAAAACTTAGCGATTGATAACCCTGCTCTCCATAGAGGCTCGCTAATTCCATCAGCGTTTTGTATTACATTAGCTAGTTGTAGGCATCCATCGCCGTTCATTGTACGTTCTAAGATTGTGTAGAACTTAGACTCTTTGTTGCCCATTAGAGATAGTGTTAATGCATTTGGCTTCCTAGAGAAATGGAAGGGTGCATCATCAGGTATATCCAATACGCCGAGACTATGTTTGAACTCGTCATACGTAATACTTGTGGATAGATGGATTAATGTAACTGGAAGTGGGGGATTACCTTTGTGGTTGAACGTCTCAGGTACACGAAGTATACGCGCTACGTCGGAAGTAACCGCAGGGTCTGACTCAAACTTATGCTCAACACATAGTTGTTTTAGTCGTTCTGCTACAGGTTTCCACTTGGCTTTATCCACTGATGCATCTAATATCCAGTACGCATGCACACCACGCCCTGAGTCTACAATAGTAGGTATCGGTAGTGATAATGTGGTACAGAAGTCATTTAAGGCAGTGATACCCTCATGTTGATTTGCATACGGCTTACCTACTCCACAATCTATATCTAACCAAAATGCCTTGAAGTACTTAGCATTGTCTTGGATGCGTTTAGTGTTAGTGTCGTATGTAGCGCAAGCGAAATAAACGTCGTAGTTATCTTTACTCAGCCTATCAATAACATCAGATGCTTCTTCTAATGTAGCAACAAATTCCTGTTTCGGTGTGCCAGCTTTTAGTCCGACGATGCAGTACCATCCCTGCCCATCGAGCACTTCGGCTAATAGGTCTGTAGTTGCCATAAAAGAGTCCGTTCGTTTTTAAGTTATTATTAAGTCTGCAATTATTTCTTTAATGCGCTCTTCCTGTGACTTTCGTGGTAGAGCTTTGCCAGTAAACCACTTATATATAGTCATCTTCGATATTTCTAAGGACTCAGCTATGTCACTAACTGGAATGTCCTTAGATATGCAATATCGACCAAGAAGGACACCGAGGCTGTCCACACTCGCACGTGAGTTCGCACCCACAATACGACTGCTATAGCCTCGATTATCTTTACTCATCGTCAGCGACTTGTGTAGTAGTTTTAGCAAACTTGCTAAGAATGTCACCTAAATCAGGTTTAGAAGATGCTGGCACATCGTCTTTCTTAGCCTTACGAACAGTAGGCTCATCTACATCATCTGCAGAAGCTACTACTTTGCTAGGGAGCTTTGCGAACTCATTCTCTCTAGCTTCTTTACCACGGACTTTATCAGTTTGTGATACTGTCATAGTGATAGCATTAATAGCTTCGGGTGATGAACCTAACTTAGATGCGGCTAGGTACTCTTGCTTAGTTAAGAAACGGCTAGCATCGAAGTACACTTTTGGGAAATCACTATCTTCATCAAACGTAATAGTAGTAAGCATCGTATCAATGCTGAACCCTTGTGAACCAACATACTTAACGTACTTATTGAACGGCATTTGATTTTTACTACCATCACCAAAGATAGATGTAGCAGGGATAGTTAATTGGTACACACTATTTTCAATCTCACCATCAATTGCGATAGCAATAGCAATACGTTTACTAAAGCTACATGCACGACTATCACCATTGCCCGACCCTTTGATGTTCTGCTTACAACCGTCGCACTTAGCACTTTGTGGAGCGTTTGCCGCCTCATCAGGAACCGTACCGTCTTTAGACCAACAGTCAGGCGGAACTGCATCTGCTTTAGGGTCGTATGCACCTGAGTAGTATGTACGTGAAATATCTTTGTTTGCATTGATAATCACTATGTCCATAGAGTCGGATTTAAGTGTTGATAATTCCTCACCATCAACAACTAAGCGAAACTTTTTACCACGAAGCGAAATACGTTTATTGCCATTACCCCCACTAGAACTTAGTAATGACTTGGTTAGTTCAGATACACCAACTTCACGAAGATAGTCAGGCACTGAATTGCTTTGGAAGATTGTTACGTCACTCATTTTATTACTCCTTATGCGCCACGTGGACGGGTTACACGAACAGAATACCCTTGGTCTATATTCAAACCAGCTGGATGTAGGTCAGGGTGTTTTTCTAAAAACTCCTTCATACTAGTCTGATTGACTCGTTTATGAAGTAAGTGGAATGCATCGTTTTCTTTGATAAATGTGTACAAAGATTCCCAGTCATTAGTCCAGTATTCGGATTTAACAACCTGTGAAACGGTGCCAAAGTCGGTGCGGAAACCGTCTATCTTATTAGCCTTGCATATCTCTAACAATGCACTACTAACGGTATCCATTTGTTCTTCTAAATCTTTAATAGCCTGTTTGTTTTGGGCTACTAGGGCGTCTTTCGCATCACGTAAATTGATATATGCGGAGACGAGTGTATCTGCGGAAGCATCCATGTTTTAGTACCTCGTTTTGGTTTATAGAATTATTAGGTCTTTGCCTAACTACTTATTATTAAGTCATTATTCTACTATAAGTTTACAGTGTCAAGTATTTATTTCATTATTATATAAATCAATTATCTGATTGTGAGAGCTTAATTTATGGCTCAACATTTGGTAAAGACCACGCTCTACGCTACTACCTTCTATATGCACAACAGTCATTGAGTTCTTCTGCCCCTTGCGGTTTATCCGTGCATTTGCTTGCAGGTATGTTTCGATTGATGTGACGGGAGAGTACCATATGACTACGTTTGCGGCAGTAAGAGTAACCCCATGAGCCGCCGCTTGTGGCTGAATAATAAGTACCGTAGGATTATCTTCGGTTTGGAACTGCCTAAATATTTCTGTACGTTTAGTTACTGGCACAGCACCATCAATGATAGCGGACACGATACCAATCTTATCTAGGTGTTCTTTAAGTAATCTGATTGCATGCTTGAACGGAACAAAGATTAATACTTTATGACTAGCCTCTTCAATTACTTCTTCAATTACTTTTAAGCGGTTGGATACATCAAACTCAATAACGGCACCACTGTCACTGTAAACACTACCCCCTGATATCTGAAGCAACTTGTTCAACTTAACTGCGGCATTTACTGCTGTCACATCCTCACCACCTGCGCTCATAATCATTTGGTCTTTGATATGGCGGTAGTACTTCATTTGCTGTGAGGATAGGGGGGCTTGGCGTTCTACATAAATAATATCGGGCAAGTCTAGGCACTCCTCTTTAGTAAACCGAATAGCAGGTTGAAGCATGTTATGTACAATGCTTGGTGCGTTTGGTTTCGGTGCCCATTTAAAGCGTGTAATCTGATGCATTACACTATCTCTATATTGCCCAAAGTATCTTGGTGTATTCTCAGGTACACATAGTCTTGCTATACCGAAAGCATCTAGTGGTGATTGTGCCGCAGGTGTACCCGTCATCATCCATAGCCAAGTACTTGGTAGCAGTAGGGAGTTCATACACTTCCAACGCTTAGTGCCCATGTTCTTATAGGCATTAGCTTCGTCGATGATAATAAGGTCAAAGTTACCTGTTTTTATTTCTTTAGCTACTACTTCAATACCATCATAGTTAATGACAACGTATTCGTAAGGACCTTGTATTATCTGTTTACGCTTCTCACGTACTCCATGAGCGATACCAACCTTGCGATGTACTGCAAACTTAAACAGGTCGGCTTGCCATGCGGATTGCATGATAGATAGAGGACACACAATAAGCACACGACTTATCTTACCCTGT